TTAATCCTTTCATTAGCATATAACATTCAAAATCTATATCTAATAATCTCCAATGAGTATACCATTCTTCTTTCCACAGTTCACGGAATTTTTCAAATTCCTGTTTTGTTAATTTATCCATGATTAAAAGGGTAAATCATCTTCATCAATAACTCTATTAAGTGTTCCTGGTAAATCTTCTTGATGGATTGATTCTGGTTCTCTAAAATAGAAATCTAAGAAATCTTTAGGGTAAAGATTTACTCTCCCTTCGTATTTTGGATTAGTAATTTCACGGGTTTGCATTTTAATATTCGCGTTAATAGCGGCTGATGCTACTTCTTTTCCTAGATCATTACCTGCAGGTTTTCCTAGGTAATCATATAAACTTAAATATTCCATAACTTTTATTTTTGGTTAAATATACGAAAAGAAAATATAGACTCCAAATTAGAGTCCATTTATTGTGCGAAACATTTCTACATTAAAATCTACAAGATCCTCGTTAACAAACTCTTTGCTTATACTTTGAATATTATTCATATTAGCTATTGGTTTTTGATGTAATCCCATTTTTGTATATGGCATTTCACCAATTGCTGCCATAATTGGACTTGAGGTATCAATAGATTCAATAAATGGCATATTTTTATAAAAACCAAATTCAATAGGGGAAGCAGTTCCAAGTAAATGGATTCGATCTGTATTGACGATTGTTTTATCTCTAAACATAGTAGAAATTACCATAAATCTTCCAATAGCTTTACCTAAATCTTGATTTGGGTGTGGACAAATATCATTATAATATGAAGCACCATATGAAAATGCAATTTTCTTGTATCCCAAATCTTTATATGCTTGAACACATAAGTTAGCTTCGTGTAAACTTTTTGCTTGCACAACAGCTACTTTAGTTGTATTTTCCGGGAGTTGAATGTTTGCCCATTGTTTTGCATTGCGAACTGAAGCAGCATAATCTTCCCAAACATCAGGTACAATAAATTCATCTGGTTCAAGTTTATTTACCCAATACATTAAACGATCTGTGCTATATGCTTCTCCAAGTTCATGGAGGGAATTGTCCATTATAATATATCGAGCTACATTTTTTGAATTAAGGAAAAATACACGATATTCTTCGTTTTCATCCATTAAATGGGGTAAACAATAATCGTAATCGTTAAATTCTCTACTTTTTGTCAATAGACAAAATGGTACCTCATGTGATATTTTTACTTTTTTCATATTAATTAATTTTCTACATATGCATGTTCGTATGATTCTACAGCTATTGCTTCTAGGTTTGCAAAACGAGATGCATCATAACCTACCCAACGTAACCCCATTTTAGTTGTTCCTTCATTTTTTATTCCTGCAATAATAAACACTCGTTGTTCATAATTATTTATAGATTCTTCAACAACTTCATATTCTCTTCCATTTACAACTTCAGCACCTTCAGGTAACTTTCTGTCATTTATACAAACTACTTTTTTCATTTTTGTTTTTTAAACATGTTAAAAATTAACAGTAAAGCTGAAGCAATTACTGCAAAATATCCTAATGTAAATCCTATTAAGTTCATAATTATTTAATTTTTCTCTCCATGTAAATGCATGTTTCTCCCTCTTCAAATCCTTTTTTACGAAGTAAATTAATACTTGTAGGTAAACACCAGGCAAATGCTGTGTAATTTTTAAAATGTTCTTCTACATATTCCCATCGAGTATCCCAAAGTTTATTAAAGATACCTTGGCGTCTAAAATCATCATGTACCCAAGCATCCATAAATTTTATTTTGTTATCAAGTTCAATATGCATGAAAATATGTCCAACAGGATGATCGGTTGAATTTAATGCAATCCACCCATACATATTTTGCGTATTAGTTTTAATTTGTATAATTTTTATATCTATCATTTTATAGATGATTTTTTGGACGACCTCTACCTCTTTTTATTTTTAATACCTCCGGTATTGGAAGAGTTCTAACTTTTTTAGGACGACCTCTACCTCTCATATTTTTTCTATTTTCAGCAGGTGTTGTTCTAAAAAAATTAGATGCTCTATCATAAAAACTTAAAATATCCCCAGGCCATTTAAGAAATTCAGTTTCAAGTTCTTCTTTAGTAATTTGAAATGCAGATGTAAAGGCATCATAAAGAGCAACCACACGTGATGTTTCTTCTTTTTCAAAATCCTCCATTAAACGTTTATATCGTGCAAAATCTACAGCACAAATCTCAACTTGGAATTGGGAATCATGTTTTGTTAAATCCAATTTTTCTTTAGCCATATATAATGATAATTGAGCTTGCCAAAAATATGATGATGGATTAAAATCACCATTTAATATACGGTCTTTTAAAGGTGCTCGTTTACCAAGAGGTACAACTTTATCAGTATGAGTACGCCACCACATAAATTTATTATAGTTAATAGGTTGAAGTTTATTAATATGTTCTGCAACAACTTCTTTACTGTGTCTAATACTTGTTTCTTTTATAAAACTATACATTATCTAATTTATCTTCAAATTCCTTTAAATCTTGTTCCATAATTTTTAATTTTTTAACTAAAATAGCATGATATAAAACAGGATCTATTTGCTTAGGATTATCAGGATGGTAATTCCATACCTCCTTAATAGCATTATTTATATCAATAATATTAGCAATTTTGTTATTATGTAAATTTTGATTTTTCATTGTGTTTTTTTTAAATATAAAACTAATTTTTTAGGAAACCAAATTTAATATCTATAAACCTTGTTCCATTCTTAAATCATAATCTTCTTTTTCAACTTCAGAATAAACATTGATATTTAACCAACGACCTTCTCCAATATTGTTTAGGTATTTCCAAGCCTCGGCTGCGTCCCATTTAACACAAAAATCATATTCCTCTTGAGTTAAATACTCTTTAGTATTTATGATTTTTTGATACTGTTTGTATTCTTGTTCTTCTTGATAAATGAATTCGTTATACATAACCTTTATTTTTTTAATTTCTATACCGTAAATATACGAATAGGATCTTGGGAATCCTACTCTTTTTGCATAAGTTTTTAAAAATAAGTTATTGTATTATCATCTTTTTCCTCATTGAATTGATTCATAATAATTTTTTTAATATTATCAATTTCTTCTTTTACTATATCTTTTTTCCATTGAAAATCATAATTATTTTCATTATTAATTTCTTCAAGGGCTGAAAGAGATTTATGAAGTTGATTAAGTTTATTTGTTGTTTTTTTATCTAGATTAGATTGTTTAGCTTCATTTTCATCAATAACACCATCATCATTAGTATCAACTTGATTAAATACTTCTTTAATTTCCTCTTCTTCAACAACACCATCACCATCTAAATCTAAATTTTTGTTTTTAGGATCAGGTTCTTCATAAAAGAATTTACCTGTTTTAGGATCTATCATTACTGGCACTCCATCTTGTTTAGATTCTTCTTTAAATTCTTCTTCAAATAAGGGAGCATCTAACCATTCTTTATCTTCCTCAGTCAAATCATGTATAGGGTCTTTACGAATTTGGGCAAAAGCAAAATTAGCAGCAATTACTAAAGATATTGCTAATGGGTCAAACACAAAAATAATAACAAGCAAAAACCAATTAATAATTTTATCCATCGGTTGGCCTGTTAAATTTGAAATATATTTAAGAGGACCTAATTCACTTGTAGTTTCACCATTAGTTTTAATTTCTAAAATTTGATTTTCTAAACTAAAAATAGAATCATTTACTACATCTACTTTTTCAGATAATTTTTCATCTGATTTAGATGTTGATTCAATGTTACGAATTGCAGCATTGTTTGTTCTAACTACTAAATTACCATTTTTATCCGTATATTGAGTAGTTGAGCCTTTAGATAATGTACCTCGTAAATCTGAGAGGGATTGTTTTTCTTTTAATATATTATTTCTAGAATCTGTGTAAAGTTGTTTTTTAGTTTCTAAGGCAGCAATTTGTTTATCAATAATTTCAGATTTTGTAGCTGTAGTTTGATATGCTGCCGATAAAAAACCATAAATTCCTGCAGATGTAATTAGTATTAATATACAAGTAGCTACCGCAAGGTAAGTTCTTAAAATTTTATTTAATGTATTCCAATATTGGTATAATAAGGAAGCAATAACTAATTTAGCAACTTCTAAAGAAGAAGCCATAATTAAAACTGCAAAACTAGCTCCAGCAAATAACATACTAAGACCAGTTACTGAATAAAAAGCAGCAGACAAACTAACAGATAATGCAGATAAAGCTATTATAAATGGTAAAAAATATTTTTTCATAGTGTTTTATAGATTAATGTACTATCCATCACAACTTAAACAAGTAGATGTACGAGAGCCTAAATCTCCTTTAATTACAGAGTCGGTTCTTAAATAGTATAGGGTTTTTATTCCTAATTTCCAACTTTCTATATGGACTTGATTAATCCATCTTGGAGAATCTGTTGGATCAAAAGCTAAATTTAAGGATTGGGTTTGATCAATATAACGTTGACGGGCTGCGGCTTGTTGAACTAAAGATAATTGGTTAATTTCGGGAAATGTTAAAAATACTTCTTTTTCTTCTTCATTTAAAACATCATGTGATAAATTTTGAACTGATCCGTTATCTGCTAAAATTTGGTCCCAATATTTATTTTGGTTTTTTCCTTTAGATTCTAATAATTTTTCTAATTCTTGATTTTTAACAATAAATGTTCCTTTAGCTCCATTAAACACATAAACATTTGCTGGTTGGGGTTCAATACCAGCGGAACAAGCATTAATACGTGAATTGGATACTGTTGGAGCTATGGCTAATAAATGAGTATTTCTCATACCTGTGTTTTTACACCACAGAGGTTCACCATATTCTACAGCTAGTTGACGAGATGCTGCTTCTGCTTTAATTTTAATATCACTAAAAATAGTATGTGTCCAGGCTGTTGATGCAATTGAATTAAAAGGTAAATTCTTTTGTTGTAAAAAGGTATGCCAACCCATTACACCTAAACCAAGTGCACGTCCTTTTTTAGCATGTCTGTGAGAACGAATCATTGAGTCTTTACCATTTGTTTTAACAATAAATTCTTCCATTACCCCATCTAAAAAATATACAGCAGTTTCAACTAAATCTGTGTTTTTCCATTCATCATATTTAGCTAAATTTAAAGAACTTAAACAACAAATAAATGAATGTTCTTCATCTGTATGTAATGTAATTTCAGTACAAATATTAGTCATACTAACATCAAGATTATTCATTCTATATGCTAATGGATTATCTTTATTAACATTATCCTTAAACATAATATATGGTTCTCCTGTTTCTACACGAGATTTAAGAATTTCTAACCACAAAGACATAGCTTCACTATCACGATCATTTAAACGCTTCATAAATGCATCATCAACAACTATACATTGATGAAGATTAAGACATTGTCTGTTAGGATCACCCTTAGGTCTACGGATTTGAAGAAATTCATTAATATCTTTATGATTAATATCTAAATTTACAGATGCTGCTCCTCTTCGTACTGATCCTTGATTAGTTGCTATAATAGTGGAATCATAAATTTTAGCCCAAGGGACTATTCCTTCGGATTTTCCATTTCCGGTAATATTTGATCCTCTTCCTCTAATTCTTGAGAGGGAAATTCCAACTCCACCTCCATAAGAGGTAAGTCGCATAAGTTCTGCGTTTGTAAGGCCAATACCTCTGATTGAATCTGGAGTATCGATGCCAAAGCAACTAATCGGTAATCCGCGGTCCGTTCCTGTGTTTGAGAGTACAGGGCTAGCCAATCCAATCCATCCATTCCAAATATATTTAAAAAATTTGTTTTCTAATTCAGGTTTATTTAAACGCATAGCTACAGAATGTGCTACTCGTCTGTATGCTTTTTTTGGTGTTTCTCCGGGAAGTAAATATCCTTTTGAAATAGTACTTAAGGCAACCTCATCAAAATATTCAGGATAATCTTTTCCACGTTCCCATTGTGTGTAATCTATTGATAAGTTGTTATTATCCATAATTTAATTTTATAATTTTATTTTTTAATCGAAAATACTTTCATCAAACATTATATGACCTTTACTATAATTAGTTACTCTTGTAGAAAAGAAATCAGAATGTTGTTTTCCTGCTGAGAGGTGATCAAACCATTTCATTCTTTCAACCGCAGTTACATCTATATTTGATATGATTGGTTTATATCCTAAATCACCTAATTTAGTATTTACTCTATTTTTAATAAAATGTTCTAGATCATATTTTGAACAACCTTCTAAATCTCCAAGCTCATAAACTTTATTAATAAAATCAATTTCTAGTTTAAGGGAAAGTAAAGCGGCTTCATTAATTGCTGCTTCTAATTCTTTAGTTTTGAGTTTTGGATTTTCTTGAATTAAAGTTCTAAATAACCAACATCCAGCTTCAGAATGAAGAGATTCATCTCGAATAGACCATTCTACTATTTGTCCTACCCCTTTAAGTTTATTACGCATTTTAAAACTTAATAAAATTGCAAAAGAAGAAAATAAATTAACACCTTCTGTAAATGCTGAGAATATAGCTAGTGATTTTGCTACTTCGTGCCAATCTATTTCTCCTTGAAAACTATCTCTTATATTCATTAAATTTTGAATTTTAGCCATTGTAGCTTCATCTTCTAAAAATTCATCAAAATTTTCAAGACCTAAAGTTTCATTTAATAAAGAATAAGCTTCAGCATGAATTGTTTCAAAGGCACCAAAAGTAGTAGCCATCATAATAATTTCAGGTTTACGAAACCATTTTGTTACTAGACCTGACCAATAATCATTTACAACAGTTTCAGTTTGAGCAAATCCCTTTAAAATAGAACCAATAATATTTTTTTCAGTTTTATTTAAATTAAAATTCCAATCTGTTAAATCCGACATCATTGGTACTTCTGTGTGTAACCAATGAGCTTGTTGTTGTTTAAGCCAATAATCTGCAGCTTCTTGATATTCAAAAGGTTTATATACCAATCGTGGTTTTGTTATATTTTTCATATTTTTAATTAGGTGTTTAATTCGAAAAACTTATTACGTAACTCTTGTTTATCCATATAATCAATAGTATTGAAAACAGGTAGTGCAGTTTGTGGAGAAGTAGCTTCATCATCATCTTCTGCTCTTTCTGAAACTTCAAAATGGCCTGTTGATGTATCTGCTTTAACATTAAAACTCATTCCGTCCATTCCATATCTATTTTTCATAATATGGAATCTTCCGGTTCCATTAACTTTATCTTGACGTTTTCTTGATAAAGATATTGCAACATCAGTGACCATCATTTTATCATATGATCCTGCGGCTTTATCACCTTCAATAATATCATCTTTTGCACCTGCTCTATTTACTTGAGAAACAGACCATACGGGTATATTTAGGTCTCGTGCAAGGGCTTTTGTGCTAATATAAATATCATCTATTTCATCTTTTCGTTCACGATTTGTTTTTCTTGAACGAAGAAGATCTACATAGTCAATAATGACTAAATCTGGTTTGAAATCTTGATCAATACATTTTTTAATATGTGATTCAACTGTAGACATTGATGCCTTACCTGGCGAATATTCTTTAATAATTAATTGACCTTGTAATTCTGCAATAACCTCTTCAACTTTTGGTCTATGTTTTTTTTCAGTAATTTTATTTACTGGGATGTTTGTGAAGAAGGAGTCATAACGGCGTCCTACATAATCTTCTCCTAATTCAAGAGTATAATGTAAAACATTATATCCCATTTTAACAGCATATCCACCTAGAGCAATTAGGGTCCAAGATTTACCACCTCCAGGATTACCAAAAATTAATCCAAAGTCACCATTACCTAATCCTCCTTGTAATAAGGTATTAAAAGGCTCCCAAGGACAAGGTACTACAACTCTATGGTCTTCTCTATAACGAGATTCAATTTCTTTGTTATATTCGTGCCCTACATTTTTGTCTTGTCCCGATTTTAATGCGTTATCAATTAATGAACGGATTGTATCATAATCTCCCACGTTAAGAAAATTAACGCTGTTTAATAACGCTCTTTTAAGTTGTTGGTTTTTACAAAAATTTGAAAATTCTTCTTCAACATATTTAAGATCTTCATCTGATGCTTTATAAGCTTCACGGAGTTGTTCTTTTATTGATACTTGAAGTATTTCATTATCAATTTTTTTTAACTCTACTTTTAACACATCCATTGAAGGAGTAGTATGGTATTTTTGATAATATTTTAAAATTTCTTTAATAATCCATTGGTGTGCTTGATTATCAAAATAATCTTCACTAATAACATCATGGATATTTAATAAAAATTCCTTATGAGTTAGTAATGAAGATAATACTTTAATTTGAAAATTAATTCCGTATTGGGAAAGATTCGATAGTGTCAAAACTTTTATTTTTTAAATTGTGAATGTAATATAACTTATTTATTAAAACTATTTAGTACTTTAAATGTATCATTGATCCAAAAATCCACATTTTTGATTAAATGACCTAAACCATCATCTTGGTAAAATCGTAAAAAAGCTCCAGTATTCAAAGCTAAATTATCTTCTTCTGCAAATGCTTCTAAAAATTCTTTATCATTGTCATCTAATAAAGGTTTTTTTAAATTCATAATTTTGTAATTTTGTTCTAGTCTGTCACGTTCAAAAGCAATACGAGCATATATTACATGCTCTTTATGTTTTTGTCCCGCAATTTCAAAGATCTCATCTAATGTTAATACCCTTTCAGCTAGTTCTGGGAATTTTTTAAGTAATCCTTTATCTCCTAATCCTTTTACTCCTGGGATTTTATCAGAATTATCTCCAAGTAACATTTTATATAGAATAAAATTATCAGCTAATACTCCAAATTTTTCTTTAACTGTATCTTTAGTATAATATTCTTTTTCTATTGGTCTATATACTATAACATTATCGTTAACTAATTGTATAAAGTCTTTATCTGAGGAAACTATAAAACATTTTGAATTATATGTTTTTGGGAGAATATCACTGTAATATGCAATAATATCATCTGCTTCAGCTTTATCAATTGCTACTGTTTTAACAGGTAAACATTTTAAATAATGAGCAATTCGTACAATTTGATTAATTTTAGCATCATCTTCATCTTCTAAATTTTCAAATACTTCCCAATTTGTGATTCGAGTTAGATTACGTCCTGATTTGTACTCGGGGAGTAAGTTTTTTCTATTTGTAGAGGAACCTATTCCATCAAATACTACAAATACAGCAGTAGGTTGAATTTGTTTAATTAAAGATCCTAAGGAACGAAGAAAACCACCTAAACCCCCTACGTGTGTTCCTTGAGAATTGATGATATTCATCATAGCAAAATTTCTAAAAAATAAATTTAAACCATCAATTAAAAGTACTCTATCGTATCTATTTGAGGAGACTGTTTCCTGCTCCTCAACTAAATTGTCCAGGAGTTTAAGTAATTCTTTTTTTTTCATATTAATCTGGTTCTTGGGCAAAGATGTTTACGGGTTCATATTGATCTTGTTCTTCAAAAATGTCAAAATCTGTACCCCCAAGTATACTTACCCATTCGGCTGTATGTGCGTCTTTATAGGATTTAAGTTCTTTGTCTGTATCATTAATAAATCCATGGGGTGTCATAATGATTTTTCCTCTTGACTGGATACCATTGATGTGATTTTTATCAATTTGAATATTTGTACGTTTAGCAAATTCAACTTGTTTACCATCTTTAATTGCTTTAATTTTAGAGGTACCTGCATTTGAAATATTACCAAATGTTACTACAAAAGTAGCATCAAACCACATTGCAAATCCTCCTTTATTCATTAATTTTGGTTGACCCATTGGTACCTCTGCTTTTGCTGTCCATACTTTATTAACACATACTAAGGTATTAGTATAAGGAGATGATTCTTTACGAGATAATGTAATTTTTTGATTTACACTATTTCCAAATTGTGTTGACATCGCTCCTGCATTCCATTCATTATTATTTTTATTTGAACGAACTGAGAGATCACAAGGAATTGATCCGATAGAATCCCATAGGAATAATAAATCATAAGGTAAATTACCTTTTTTCTGTTCATCTAATAAATCTAAAACAAATGCAGCTACATCTTCTATAGTGTGTAATATTTCACGATCAACATATATAAAATTACCTTCATAATTTAAAATTTCACCTGTTGATTCATCTACAATTTCATTAACCTGGAGGCCCATTTGTCTAGCATGTTCCCAGTTCCATTTCATTTCAGTTATAATAAATACAGGTAAAATACCTATTTTTTGAGCGGAAACTGCGGCCTCAATCATTGCTGTTGTTTTTCCAGTATCACTATGTCCTCTAAGAAGTACAATATGACCCATTGGAATTCCAGGTAATGAAGTTACATCCTGGAATGCCGGGCTTAAAGGAATCCACTTTTGATCTTTAAATTTTACATTTGAATTTAGCATTTTCTTTTCTTTGAACTTAGTTAAATCAAATTTAGATCTAAGTTCTGAGGAGAGAGCAGCCGTTAGCGATTCGCTTTTTTTACTTTTTGCCATGTTTGTTTTTTATATTAAAATGGTAAATCGTCTGATTCTTCTTCAAATAATGAATCAAATTTATCTGCTTTGCTTACCTTAACAGCAGATGGTGTTTTAATTGAGTATGCTTTTTCAGGAGATATTAAAGGAGCTTTTTCTTCCTTTTCATCATCAATAATAGAACCTTCTTCATATTCATCTTCCGGAGTTAACCATTCTTGAAGTGCTAATTTCATTTCATCATATGAATATTTTTTAAATACATCCATAGGATTAGGTTGATTTTCTAACAATGATTCAATTGTTGTTTTATCACCTGCTAATGGAGTTTCTTTAACTTTAGGCATGATAGTTGTTTTATTATAACTTGTACCTGTTACTTCAGGACCTACAGTAGTTAATGTAATATCACGACCAATCATTACATCCGTAAAATCACCAACATCTTCATTATCTGCAAGATTTAAGAAATCCATATATAATTCCTTACCAAATTGCCATAACTTAATTCCCTCTGTTTCTTCACCACGAACAATAACAGGAGCAAAAATACGCATTTTTGGATCTAATTTCTTAGCCAAACGCCAATTTTCCTTATCACTAGTTGTACGTAATTGTTTAGAAAATTCTACAATAGGATCTTTTTCACCCCAATTAATAGGAGATACCATAGTATTTTTTCCAATACCATAATGGAAATACATTTCTGTAAATGGGATGGTTTTGTTGTATTTAGAAGGTACAACACGAATAATTTGTTTACCTACTGAGGGTTTCCAAAAGATAGATTTTTTTTCTCCGCCACCTTTTCCGGATTGTTTTGACTGCATTGCAGACAGTCTGTTTTTCATTTCATTTAAATCCATAACTTAATTAATTTATTATTTATAACGTGAATATACTAACAATTTAACGAGATGCCAAATTATAGTTGACTAATTTAAAAAATTTTCTATGATTTTATTCATCAGAAATATTTTCATCATTATTGATTTGGTCAACAATGTTTTCTGCTTGGATTGCTAACTTATCAGCCTCTTGGTATTCTTGTAATTTTTGTATGTATTGGTCTTCGGTAATAATACCAGCTAATTTTTCTCTATCTAGAAGACGCAATCTAATGTATTGTTCGTTTGTCATTTAAAGATCAATAATTTTATAAACTTTTGTATTTAATTGTTTAAAAGATCCATCTTGAGTAAGTAAAATACAATTTTGATAATGTTTCCAATCTACTCTAAAGTTAGTATCAACTACTCCATCATTTAATTTTTTAATTAAATCATTTAAAGCATTGATTGTATATAAAGTATTGGTTTCTTTTTTTCTATGTACTAAAATAGTGTTTATAGGAATGTTACTAACATTTCCTTGATCTACATTATATGTAATAACATATTCATTTGTACTTTTAACAAAAAGAACAAACATTTTATTATACATTATCGTATATGTGTTTGATATGCTAGAAACCATTTCTTCTAGTATATCTTCTGTAACGAATGTACAAAATAACTTGTTGTTCAAATCTGTGTTATTTAATTGGGTTTCCTCCCAATAAATATTATGATGATTATTCAAAATCGTAGCTTGTTCCATGTTTAATCTTTATTTGTAATTTTTTACTTTTAAAAATATCTTCTATGTCCTTTAATAAATTTTCACTTTCGTCATAATCTAGTAAAAAACTGTCATAAGTATATAATACTAATTTAGTGTTTTTCCCTTTTAGTAATTTATTTAACGCCGTTAATATACAAACATTCATTGATGTTTCCAAATTTTGTAATATATAATTAAACAACTTTTGTGGATTCATGTTTTCTAACTCGCTTTTTTTAAAGCTATAGCCTGAAATTGGTACTTTAATTTCTCCTATATTATTAAATTCATTCCAGTTGTTATCAATAAATTTCTTTATTTTTTGGAAAAATTCTAGGTGTTCATATTCTTTAAATACTCCTCCATATAGTTGTTTGAATGTAAGTTCTTTAGCTTCTTTATAACTTGTACCATACATATCCGCAAATATTTGATGAACGTCTTGTCCCTCAAAATCAAAAGAAACTAAACGAGCAGCAAGGTTAGGATGATAAGCACTAATATCGTACTCAATAAATTTACCGGTTGGTATAAAACTTTTTCTAGCTCCACTTTCTTTATTTAATGCCGCAAAATTAAGACCATTAAAAGTGTTACTTGGTCTACGTGTAGTTGTAAATAAGTTATAGTTGGTATATATTTTGTTATCCCTAATGGAGTACAAAGGGTTAATTTGGGGAAAATGTTGATTAAAAACTGTTTCATTTATGTTTATTCCGTTTTTTTCGATTCCAAAAAATGCAATCGTTGATTTATTGTTATAAAAGTCAAAATGTTGAGGTACATCTTGTGTAAAATGTTGTTTTGTTTTATTATAAATATTTTCACAATACTCATAGTGTTTAACTACCGGAATAATTTTATTTATTTTTAGATTTTCCGGATACTTGTTATAAAAATATGTGTGTGCTTGGGTTTGTTCTTGTATATACGGAGGAGTGAGTATGTTTATATCGCGCAAGCTCTTAATTTGAAAGTAGTATAATGCATTTTTCTTATCTCGCACCCATAGACACTCAACTGACGTTAATAACTCATTTACTACTGGATTGTTGATGCTTAAGGTTTCACTATGATCAAGACATATCATAAATCCTTTAGAGGCGGTAACTGGTCTAAAATATACTAAAGAAATATTATTTAAAGCAGGGTGTACTTTATCATGGTGGGGGATTATCTCTATAAAAACTTCTTTAAAGTTGCTTTGTTGAAGATAATTTATTTGTTCTTGTGTTTCTATTAACCAAAACATAACCTTAATTTATTTTGATAATATACAAATTAGAATTTAGAATTCCAAATTTAAATTAGGAAATTTTTCTCCTGTATGGGTTATCCATTTTATCATTACGTTCCCTAAAAGGTAAGGGAGTTGGGGTTTGATAGAATTTAGTATAATTATTTTTTAAATAAAATTCTAAACCTTTAAAATCATTTTTTTCAGCTAGTTTAACTAAATTTTTATTGGTTTTGTATATGTTTTCTATATTGCCTGAGATTTGCCAAGGTATAGAGGTTACATTATATAATTGCCACAGATATTCACCATTATTTTCTGATAGATTTTGGAAGGTTGATTGATTAATTTCAATAAAAATAGGAGCATTAACTTGTTTTGCAAAATATCTATCAAAATATCCTGTTGTATAATCTTGATCTGTTGGTTGAGGATAAAAAGGGGTGGGGATTTTTTGAGGTGTTGGGGCCGTTTTTATGTTTTGTAAATATGTAGATAAAAAGGGGGTTTCTAATGTTGAGGTTTGTAATTGAGTATAAATTTCAGAGGTTATAGCAGAATCAGGAGTTGTAAGATCTAGTAATTCATCCGGGTATCTAAGGGATTGGGGGTTTATTCCTACATATTTTTTACCATCAGATAATTTGTAATAAGGGCCAATATATACAGAAGCATCCGAGGATCTAAGAAATTCTCCATTAGAAAATAAATTGGTTTGGATTTTAGATTTTGGATAATATGGCATTATTACTATTTATTTTATTTTTTTCTTCTATTTGAACCTACTGATAGACTTTCAATTTTAGTTTCCCATCTGTTATTACTAATGGTATGGGATATTCCTTTTATTAAAAAATCAATTACTCCTCCTTGGTCTCCTGTTCTATAACTATAAGGTAGTATTTTTTCGGTAATAGCAAATCGCTCATAATTTTTCATTCCTGAGAGTCCGTTCATATTTAAAGAAAGATTAAAGGGGATAAAGAATGGTGGAGGCATTTTATTATCTAGAGCATCATTACCTGTTAAATATAGAGCAACATCTCTATTTGAGGATTTAGTTGAATCTACTGTATCTTTTGAGTATATTCCAGCTCCATATAATTCATCAACAAATTTCTTTACTGCTTTAATATTTGTTTCAAAAATTTTTGCAGGGTCTAAGACTCCAGTTCCTTTTGCACCTTCAATACTGTCTTTATCTAGTTTAAAAGTCATTATTCTATCTGTTAGTCCTTTATTTAACTTTGATAGACCTGTAGCGTTTTCCCCAACGATATTACCCCCAGCTTGGGCTGAAATTGTAGCCATTGCTGCCATGTTTGGAGGTAATTGAACTTGAAAATCTACATTAGTTATAAAACTGCCTTGGGGTGATTTATCCGTTCCAATACCATATACTTGAAACACACCCATTTTAATTTCCTTTGATTTTTCTTTATTTTTAACTAACTCTTCAACTTTTTCTAAACTACTACCTTCAATAAGTTTTAATTTATTTTCTTCGGCATCAAAAACAGGTTCTATTTTATTTACATTACCTAAAGCATCATTTATACCGTCAAGTAAGGATGATAAAAATTTAAATAAATTAGATTTACCATTTGCATCCGTATTTAAGTCTAAAGACCTTGCTGTGTAATCTATATTAACAAACAAGTTCATTAATTTACCAGCATATTCATTTCCATCAACAAAATATGCTTTCAAGGCTGGAAGGATATTCCAGGAAATACCATCTTTATTATACTCACTAGGTATAATACATACTTTAGGGTCTGATGAAAATTGTGCTGGGAATCGCAAACAAAAATTTGTTTCACTATCCGTGTCTATTTGAAACATTGGATTTCCTGGAGATGGGGTAATTGTTGTGTAAACTTCATTCGGAATTTGTTGTGGGGGGTTTACTGGCTCTGTTTCAGATGGTACAGAGGTAACGGGTTTAGTAGTATCATATAGTAAAAGATTTTTTTCAATCCAGTCTAATAAATACCCTAATCTAACATAATAGAAATTTAAGTCTAATTTTGCACCTGATGAAGGAGAAGATGTTAATTTTATTTTATAGAGATTTTTACTGTTACCTTGAGATGTTAATAAACTTCTCCAATTGTATAATTGTAAATTTAAAGCGGTTTTATTTTTAGTTTCAATTGAAGTTTCGGGGGATAAAGCTAAAACTGATAAATTATTATTTACTTGTTGTTGCTTTATTTCAAGTTCCTTTAGTTTTTGATCCTGTGCGGCCAATTGAGCTTTGGTAAGTATATTTGCATTCTTTTCGGCATCTAAATCTGCTTGTGTTATATGGTTAATATAACCCTTTAATTTTTTCAATATTAATAGTGCTGATTCTCCTGCCGGATTAGGATCAGTAATATAAATTTTACCTAAAATTTTATAAATGGAGGAGTTGTTTGTTTTATCTTCAGTTAAAGTTAATTTATTAAATAATCCAGCAGCCTCGTAGTATGTTTGTGATATAATATTATTAATAGCTGGTTTAAGAGCCTTTTGAAGACGATCTATCTCTGCATTAGCTCTAGATAATTTATCTTTTAAAGAAACTGAAGCATCTGTAGCGTTTGCACCTGTATTAATCTTGGCTTTAGCTTCCTCTGCTTTTTTCTTTTCATCATCTATTTTTTTTTGCGCTTCTTTTGAAATGGCAAGTTTTGAATCTTGTACGTTGTTAGTGATGATATTACTTTTATTAATTTTTAAAGATTCAATTATATCTCCTAAACCAACTAATTTTAACTCTATATCATAAGTACCATCATCATTAAATGTCCATGTAAAATTAGTTACTTTACCTAACATAGCATCATAATTGTAATTATCATCTTTTCTTTGTTCGTGAATTGATTTTATGATGTCTTGTTGAGTAGATCCATTTGTAAAAAATTTTTCAAATGGTTTAGTTATAAATTGGGTTCTTGTATTAATTGGATTTGGGTTTTTTATAGGATCTACATCATTATCTAACCAAATGTTGTGACCCCATTCTAAAAGCATAGAATAACCAATTCTAAAATATAATAAATCAAATATTTGGAGTTGTTGAAGTGAATAAACTTTAATTTTTACAGATGCTTTAGCAATAGCTCCTCTATTATGAAAACCTACATCTGCTGATTCTACAGATGGCATAGGAGCAAAACCTTTATCTATACCTCCCCACCCGTAAGCCGCAATTGTACTTACATAATCAAAAACTCCACTTCCTCCATTATCTACAATTCCAAATTTAAATTTAGGATTTAATGTATCATCAATCCCTACAGTTCCTCCAAATAAAACACATGATTTTGAAAGTAAATCTCCAAAGAGATTTTCACTAAGATCTCTTTCTTTTAATTGGGGGGCTTCTACATTAACTGAGGATGCTAATCTTAAAAAAGAAGTAGTATTGTTACCATAAATAAGATTAGAATCTGTTTTATATCGTGCTCCTAAAAAAGTTTGTCTAGCTTGAATTTGATTAATAACTCCATCATCAAATACATTTCCCGTAAGGTTTCCCATAGTTATATTCTATTTAATGTATTAAAAAGTGTTTGAGCAAGTGAAACATTATAAGGAATTCTTATTTCAGTTCCAACAGGAATAAATAAAGAATTTTGAGGTATAAGATCTGGGTTACCTGAGGCAATAATCCACCAAAGATTAACATCACCGTAAAATTGTTGAGATAATAAATCTAATCTATCCCCATCAGTAGTAATAGCATAAGTATCATTTACATCTTTAGGTAATTCAGGGTATCTAGTACTTCTTTGTATTGGGAATGTTTTATTACCTTCGGCTTCAGAAAAGGGAATCAAAGGAACATTTGTGTATCTACTTTTCATTTTTTATTAAGTTTACTGAGGTAGTGGACCAATGAAATTTGATGAAACTTCTGGAATAAATAGTGGTTTTGCTGCTGTGTTAGCATATCCACCATTATTGTTAGCATTTTTACCTCGTCCAAAGGTAATGAATGGGGCATTTACATTTAAGCCTTTACCCTCAGTAATAAACTTATTGCTAACTGTTTGAGGAATAAAGTTATGAATTGGTAAAAATGAAATACTTGGAATTCTAATTAATTTAGGCATAACATACGAATCTGTTAGCTTATCTCCACGTTCATTTCTAGCTATATCCCAACCTGCCTCTTCATCTATTGTATAACCTATTCCTTTTATTACTCCTGGAAGATCTGTTATGTAGTCTCCTATAGTAATTTTAACTAAATTACCTCTCATAAATCCTCCTTCAGTATAATCTGGAGCCATTATTGATGCTAAATAATTTAATTTACTGTAAACGGAAGATTGTTCTGCTCGAGATAATACGGGGACTGAGAATCCAAAGGATATATCTCGAGAAAAACCATGGTAGGAATAAAATTTTTCTCCTCTACCCATATATTTGTTTTCAGTCCAATCAGCTCCATAAGTATCTGTAAGTCCTGTTACATAAGCTCTAAAATGAATGTAGGTATTTTTACCACTACCATCATTATTAATTTTTTGAATATAAAAAGGAACAGTATCTTTTAAATAATCTGCATTAGGTGCAGAAGCTACATACATAGGACTTGTAGTTATAGAATCAACTAATCCTTTATTTAATACTCTTTCAGCTGCTTTTCTAGCTCCCGATGTTTTATATACGGGCATTTCCCCATAAAGGGCTTCACGTGAAAAAGAAGGATTTAAGGCAAATGTAAAAGTATTTGGTATTTGAACTCCGGTTGGAGCTAATGTAGTATTTGCTATATATGAGTACGGATTAATGTATTTATATTTTAAAACATCAGAACCATATTGAGAAATATTTTGTTTAAGAAGTAGTGCTTGTTCTTTAGCAAGAAAATTTATACCTGTTGGAGATTCGAAAAATTTACTAATTCTTTTAGTATCTTCAGAAAGAGCACGAGTCATTAATCCTGTTCCTCTATATAAACTATCAATAGATGTTTGAGATGTTTGTGGGGAATCTAATGAAGGAAGTGGGGTTATTATTAATGGTTTTGTAGTAGTTCCATTTCCCATAATCCCATCATTATTAGGAGTACCGGCATTTAATGAAACTTCTCGAGGACCATAAGTATACCCCTTACCTCTATAAAATTGAAAGGACTCGGGTTGTGTAAGCATTGTAACTAAACCCATAATTTTTTAATTAATTAGTTAAATAATTGATTACTGTGGTTGGTTATCAATATATTTTGGTGGGGTAACTCCATTTAAATCTAAGTCTGATGTAGCTGCAAAAGTTGCTTCTAAATTAGAGATTTGTTGATTTAGACTTGGGGGTGTAACTCCATTTAAATCTAAGTCTGATGTAGCTGCAAAGGTTGCTTTTAATTTTGAAAATTGTAGATTAGGAGTTGTAGTTGGAGCATTAAGTGCTAACTCAGTTGCACCTGTGTTTAATAAGTTTAAAAGAGATGTTTGTTGTTGTGGCATGATTTTTAGTTTTATTTATAAATATTAAAAAGTTTAATTTATTGTTGTCTATAATTAGATAAAGCTAATGTAACTCCTACTTTATTACCATCAAGAAAAACATCTCCTCCTTTTGATACTAAATCTATAAGCTTATCTAATTTTGCTTCTAAAGTAGTAGAATAAACATTCATAGATTTATCATTATTTAAAGGTACTACGGCTTCAGGTCCTGCTTCCCCAATAAGTGCGTTAGTTGGACTGTCTACTATACCTCCTTCTGCTAATTTTACAGTTCCAAACTTTACTGCGGGGATTGTGTTTGGTCCAAAATTTGGTACATAATCTAACAGAGCGTTGATTGCTCTAATAGGTAAATTTAATATAAATTCAAAAGCTTTTATAACTAAATTAATTAATCCTTCTGCAATTCCTTTTAAGCCATCTGCTACTTTAGAAAAATCTCCTTCTATAATACCCGTAATAAGAGTAGCTATGCCCCCAATTATTGTAAGAATTGGTTTTAAAATAGGTAAAAGTAGTTTTATATTATCAACAAGTAAAGGTAAAAGCATTTTAGCTAATTCTACAAATATTCCAAGAATTGGTTTTAAAATAGGTGCAATTAAACCAAGTAGAGCTGTAATGATAGGCATTACTGCATCTAAAATTTCTACAATTACAGGAACTAGCATCTTAAATAAATCTATAATTAAAGGTAATATTGCTGCTTGTACCTCCATAAACAGTTTTAAAATAGGCATTAGTGCTTTTAATATATCTCCTATTACAGGTGCTAAAGATACAAGTAGTTCTTTAATTGGAGGTAATAATTGTTTTAATAGGTCCGTAAACAGTACCATACTTTCTTTTAGTATAGGGGCCATTATTGCTAAAACCTCGGAAATTATGGGTAGTAAAGCTGCAAGTATTTCTTCAACAATAGGAATAACAGAATCAAATAAAGATAAAAATACAGGCATAAGATCCTCAACTATTTTAACTATAATATCTACTATGGGCATAAAAGCATCTAGTATATTTACTATAAAAGGAACAATTCTTTCAAACAGTTGTGCTAAAAAACCAACCGCGGTTACAAGAACTTTTCCTACTACTTCTATAATAGGAGCAAGTAATTCGGCAAGTTTTTGTAATATAGGGGCAATTGAATCAAATAGTTGAGCAATAACGGGAAGTAGGTCTTCCATAATGTTTTGTAAAATAGGAGCAAGTACTTGAACAATAGGGGTAATTAGTTTTAATACTAAAGGTCCCATATCTTTAAATAACTCTACTATTGGTTGAAGTAATGCAAAAATTCCAGCAAATTGATTAGCTCTAGCTTCTTCTTGGGCTAATAATGTTTCACTAAGTTTTGCTTGAGATTCCATTGCTGCTGTTCCACTTCCTTGGGAACCAACTAGGGCCGTATTTGCTGCTACATTTTCTTTACCTTTAACTAACATATCTGCTAATCCATCACGAGACATACCAATTGATTTAGCAAATGCTTCTTGTTGAACTCTATTCATTTTTCCAAATTCTTCCATAGAACCAAAGTTCTTTGAAATTTCTTCCATTAAAGTTACATTATCATTATTTAATGCTGCTTCTCTAGCTTTTTCAAGATTTAAATCTTTACCTGTAAGGAGTTCTGCTTCCATTTCAGCAGCAATTGAATCTTCAATATTTAGTAAACTATTAGCTATATCTTCAACTTGTTTTAATTCTAAACCTAATTTTTTAGATTGAATTACAGCATTAGTTATTGCCGAGGTAGATCCACCCATATTAATTTTTAAAATTGAAGATGTTTTACCAACTTCCATCATAACAGTTCTTAAACTAATATTAACTTTATTAGCTTTAATTGAATGTTGTGCTGTTTTAGCCATTTCTTCAGCTACTACTCCTGCATCTTTTCCAGATAGTTTTGAGAATTTTTGGATATCAGCAATACTATCAGCTGACATTCCTGCAAATACGTTTAGTTTTACAAATGTTGCTAATGTTCTTGTAGATATTTTTTCAGCTCCATCTAGTGCTGAGTATATAGCTCCAGCAGATGCTGTTGCTTGACCTCCAGTAATACCCATAGAAGCTCCAATGCCTCTAACTGCTCCAGCTATTCCATTAGCGGTACCTTGAGCTACACCCATTGTTCTTGATAACTCTACATTTTCATCACTTAATCTTGTTGCCGCTTCTTTTCCTTTATTATAAGCATTTACAATAGCTCCAATTAACATTGATATTAAAGCTAAAGGTCCTAAAGCTGATTTTAAAGTTGCTCCAAAAGAGGCTGCGGCTACTTTCATTTTACCAAAAACACCTAGTGATTTTTTACCTCCCTCAGTTAATATATAGGTCATTTCTTTTGCTTTTTTAGCTCCAGCATCTAATCCCATTTTTTTACTTAAATCACCCATACCTAATTTATTAAGTACGTTACTAGCTCCTGTTAATGCTGAGGTAAATACACTTTGAGATTTAACTAGATTTTCTTGTTGTTTTCCTTGGTCTTGTAAATGCTCAACATTTCCTTCTAAGATTTTACTTGTTTCTTTAAGAAGAGCATATTCTTTTTCTTCAATTGGAAGATTTTCTTTTTGAGTATTTAAAGATTTTTGCCGTGTAAGTATTTGTTTTCCTAAAGCATCTGCTTGTTCTTTAGCACCTTTAATACCTAAAGTTTCATTTTTTCTTAGTTCCTCTAATATTTTTTTAGATTTTTCTAATCCTTTTTCTTGGTTTTTAATAAACTCTATTTTCTTTTTACCTTCAGCCCCAATTTCTTTTTCAAGATTAAGCATAGTCCTTGATACTTCATTTTGAAGTTTTTTATTTCTTGCAATGTCTTTTTCAACATCTTTAAGGGAAGTATATTCTGATGAAAGTGATTTTGTTAAGTTAGTAGCTTGTTTTGTTAAATCTAAAGCTAATCTATCTTGAGTATATTTTTCTTTAGATGTTTTCAGGATAAAAGCCATTTTATCTTGTATTTGACTTACAAGATTTAATTGATCTGCAATTGCTTTGTTAGCAGCTTCCGTATTTTCTTTACTTATTTCTTCCTGTTTCTTTGCCATAAGACTTAAATATATATTATAAATATTAAAAGGTACCAAAATTTGATACCTTTTTTTAATTATTATAATTTACTTCTATCAGGATTTACCCAATCTAAAGTTGTTTTGGTAGTATTACCGGGTTTTTGGTTATTTTTGTTGTTTTCTTGGTTAATTGAATCTTGAATAAATTTAAAGGTAATATTTCTTAACCAAATAGGCATATTATATACCGTAAGGTAATCATATCCTCCACGTCCAAAATAAACAATTTCGTGAATAGTTTTAAATAAATTAAATCTATACTCTTGCGTCAGGCCAAAAAAACTGTACCTGCATAGGTACGGCAACCTCCTCTTCACCATTTGCACTTTCGTGAATAAATGTCATTTTAATATCTGGTTGGGTTGCTTTTATGTGGGATCTTAAAGCAGTTGAATCACGTGCTAAAAAATAATTATCAACAAATTCTCTAATAGTTTTTGGATCATCCTCCCCATCAACTGAAAGAAGTTGGTGTTTTAATTTAGTTGAAATATCAGTAGATGAATTTTTATTAATTCTTTTAAGACCTTTACTTTCAGCTTCAATTGCTTTATCATCTCTTGATGTTAAATATTTAAACGTAAGTTTATTTTTTCCTGTAGGAGTTATAAATTCAAATTCATTAACACCTTTAGTTACTTTTGTTTCATCTAAATAAATAGTAGGAAGTTCATTAAGATCTAATAATACTTCTTCGCCCTCATATGTGAATGGATAATCTTTACCATAACCTAAAATACGAGCCGCAATCATAATAGCATTTTTATCTCCAATTAATAGATCTTCCCAATCGAATTTAGTTACTACAAGGGATTGTAATAATTTATCAATTACTATTCCCTGTTTAATATAATTTATGTTAGTAAGAATATCTTCTTCTTTAGCTGTCATATATTTTATTTCGACAGTACCTTTTGATAAGGGATGTTTTTCAGGGTAAAGTAAACCTTTTGATGGTAATTCTACGTGCTCCGTAGGGAATTTGTGTTTTTTTTCTTCCATAATTTTTATTTATTATAACTTTGTTGTTCGTATATAAATATATGGAAATAAAGGAAGCTCGCATTTTTTGCGAGCTTTCTTTAAAATAATTTTAAAATGTTTAATTAGAAATTTAACACACAATAATCAGGTTGAACTGTCATTGTAAGGTTTATAGCTGTATCCGCTGTATCCCAATTGTATTCACCAAAGGCAGCACTTGTAATAAAACATCCTTTTAACACCCATTCAGAAACAATATCTCCTACAGGACCTAATACATTTATTGTTAAATCTTTTTTATACATATCCGAATAACCATCACGTCCTGTTACAGATTCATGGTGTAATCGTACCCACTCCATTATTGCTTGAGCTCCTGAAGGAGTTACTGGGTCATAAAGAGTAAATGTAATTGGATCCCATTTTGTCATACCTTTAAGGTAACGTTGAGTGTTAATATGATTTAAAGTGACTGTTCCTGAATTAAGGGTAACTGCACTTACACCCTTAATTTCATATGATGGAATACCATCAATATACACGATAAACCTATTCGCTTGTTTTGGTTCAAAAGCGGTGAAAAATATTTCGTTAGAATCTAATATTGCCATTTGTTATTTTATTTAGTTTTTTATTATAAATATTTAATATTTAAATTTTTTATCCAGGGAATGTTGCTCCTGTTGGTAAGATATTGAAATCTAGATAAATAAATTCTGCTGTTTTTGTTGGTTGTATATAAATCTGGCCTACCATTTGATTTCTATCGATTACATCCGCTGTGTTATTGCTATCATCCATTATTACTTTAAAAGCATACAAACCTTGTTTTTGTTGTACTGTTTCTAAATATGGATTTACTGCAGCTAGGAATGCATTTCTTGTAGCTATTGAATTTTGTTCAAATACTAAGTTTTGAGCTACTTGAGAAATATAAGATTTAAGAGCAATTAATAAACGACGAACATTTACACGATCAAGAGCAGATGCTTTTGATTGTAATGTTTTTTGGCCATATACTACAACTCCTGTTCCCGGGAATGTAGCTATTGGATTTACTTTATTTGCATATAAATTATCACGATCTGTTTGTGACAATTTTTTCTCAGCTCTAACTACTGTACTTAATCCACCTCTAGTAATACCGGCTGGGGCAAACCAAGGTTCTGAGACACTATCGTTGAAAGCATAAGCTCCTGCTACTAAACAAGATGCTGGGAGCCAAACTAATTGTGCTGAATCTGGGTCAACTGTTTGAACCCAAGGCCAATAAGCAGCAGCATATGAAGTATTTTTAGTACTTGCTTGTGCAATTGCTTGAGTTATACTAGAACCAAAAGGAACTAAATCAGCTATATAAATATTATCTCCTCTAAGTTGAGTATTATTAATTATTGTTGTTATTTGTGAAGCACCTAAATTAGAAGTTGCGGATGATAATCCAGGAGTTAATAATACATTAAATCTATAATCATCAGCATTAGCTAATAAGTTAATCATATTATTATAACTACTTGCTGTTATACCTTGAGGAGCTGTTGTTGCTGTAGTAATTTGATCGTAATAACTAGCTGCACCTATAAATAAATCACCTGTTGCATTTTTAAAAGATCCTTGTGAATTTATTGGAATTGAACTTGTGTATTGAGATTTTGCAATACCGTTATTATCAAAAAATAATGGAGTGGGTGTTAACACACTAGATACATAAACATATCTTGAATTGTTTGAATAATCTCCAAGTACTTCAATTTGATTATCTGCAGAACTATATTGTTTTCTTTGATTACCAATTACTTTAGATATATAATTTGGAGCTGTTGGGTCCATTGATAAATTGGTCCAAGTTTCTAATACAACTGGGGTATCTGTGTTATCATCACCTCTACGGATTAATAAACTAAAAGTTCCTGAGGATGTATTGTTATTTTGGATTTGATATCTAATATTATCTACTGATCCTGAAAGTAAGGCACCTGCAGAATCTAATGAACTAGAGCTATTCATAATAGCACCCTCAGATATTGTTTTTAAAACAAAAGCTGGTGTATTTGTACCTCCTGTAAAGAAAGTAGTAGTACTTCCTGAAGTATAATAAAGGCTATTATTTGAAGATCCAGAAGTTATAGAAAATAGATTAAGAGTAATTGTTGTATTTGAGGCTGTAATATTTGACCACGAAGAAGTATAAGCAGTTACTGATGAACTAACATTAATTGCGGGGAATGTACCTGCGGCAAATGAAGCTGGGGTTGTAAAGGATGCAGCATTAATGTTAACTTGAGTTGCTGAGTTTACTTGCGCAGAACCTGTGTAATTTATAGTAATACCATTTAAATTAAATGAACTAGAACCAACAGCTGCATAGCTAGCTGAAAGGGTAGTTACATCTAATGTTGCGGAAGCAGTTGTAAATCCTACACCACTAGCTATACCTAGACCTCCACTAACATTGTTGTCACATGAAACTGCAGGTAAAAAACTACCAGTTACTACTCTTGATACTAATAATGATTTACCACCATTATTAAAATAGTTAAAAGCAGTTACTGAGGTAAAATAAGTATAAACTTGACTAGCACTTAAAAAAGTAGTACCAAATTTATTTTGATAATCACTATAAGAACTAACCATTGTAGGAACATTTACAGGACCTTTTACGGTTGGTCCAATAATAGCTGCTCCAGCAACAACGGGTTGAGTTGATACAAAAGAACCATCATTTTCTGATGCTAGTACTCCGGGGGATATTAGTGTTTCGGGCATGTTAGTAGTATTTTATTTTATTTTATTTTATTATAAATATATTAAGGATTTTCAAAATTAGATTTTTTAAATATGCCTGTATCGGGATCTATTATTCCATCTCCATATTTTTTATGTAATAAAATACCCATTTTTTCACAACTGGTATTTATTATTTTTAATTGAAATTGGAGATATTGTTTTTTTGATTGATATTCTATTTCTAATTCTTTAAAATTTAAAGATAAACTATTTTTTTTAATATCTAATTCTTTTAAAACTGATAATTCTTCGGGAGTTAGAATTATTTGATCCATATTAATAAATATTAAGAACTTTATTAAGAGATTTAATTACTCGAGAAGGATTAATTGTTTTTGTACATTCAAATTGTTTATATGTATTTTTATATTCTGGGCACCATTCCCAATCACCTGGGTTTAGCCAGTGTTTGTTAAAACATCCTGTACATACATTAGTATCATAATTAAAAACTCGTTCACAATCTGTAAATTCACTGTAAGGTAAACTAAATCCTGATATTAGTACTGTAGGGGTTCCTAGTGACCATGATAACCAAGAAAGACCACTTCCAACACCTATAAAAGCATCAGCATATTTTAAATCTAACATTCTATCTTCAATAGGATAATTTCCGGTTTTATCAATTACATTTTTTAATGTACCTCCTAACTTAGAATCATGCCATTTATCTCCTAGTTTTTCATGAGTAATCATTACTACTTTATAATCTTGTTCATTTAAATAGTCAATTATTGATTGCCATCCTCCTTTATAATTCCAATATTTAGCATGTGCCGAAGCGTGAGGAGCTATAATAACATATTTATCTTCAATTTGTCTAGATTTATTAGGTATTGTTACTTTTGGTTTTATTTCTCTATATTTTAATCCTAAAATAGAGGTTGATGTTTCTCCTAAGGGATGTTGTTTAAAATCAATTGGGATTTTAGAATTTGTTACTGTTTTATCTTCATTATAAAACCACCCAACAGTATACATAGCATACAAATCATTTACTTCAGTTCCGGGATTAACAAATTCTAAGTTTGGATATTCTTTTTCAAACCATTCATTATGAAATGTAGAACAAATCACCTGGCATTGGTGGGTATTTCTAAATTCCTCTATAGCAGGAAACCAAGCTAATGTATCACCAATTGCGGATGATTCAAAATGAATATAAACTCTTTTATTTTTAGCATTATAATTATGTTCAAATACTAACTCATTATTTTCTTTATCATAAACCTCAATTCTCCAATTAATAAAATATTCAATACTAGGTTTAGTCCACATATTGTTGCTAATTTCAGTTTCATATAAACTTTCATTATTTACATTATTAATAAATTTAATTAAATATTTTTTTGGATCCGAACCTATTATTTCTAAAAATGCTCCTTTTACAAAATTAAATACAAATTTATTTAAATTTTTTTTATAAGGTAAATTAAGTTGTGTAATATTATTGTATTCTTTGATTAAAACTTCTTTCATATATTTTAATTAATTCTTTTGAACGATTATACCATGATAATTCTTTAGCTGTTTCTAAACATTTTGTTCTATATAAAGCCCAATTATCTATAATATCTTTTAAACCTTTATCCATTTCAAATATATTACGAGGAGATCTCCAAGCACCATGAAAATCAGTTTCTTTTTCCCAATCCGCAATAATAGGTAAACCAGCGGCTGCAGATTCAACCATTGTTAAATTAGGATGACCAGCTTCTAACATTGTAGGGTGAATAAAAATATCATGTTTATGATACAATTCTAATAATTTACTATTAGGAGTATCAAATACCAAGTTTAGTTTAGGATAATTTAACATCCATAAATGAGCATTAAAAAAGCTTTTATTGTCTGAAGGACCTGCTATTGTTATTTCAAGATTATTTAGCATTGCTAAACCTAAACCATATGTAAATCCTTTTCTATCAAATGTAGAATTACCTGCTAGACCATTATTGGCTATCATTAATAGTTTTGGTTCTACTGGTGTTTCTTTTTCAATGGGATAAAAATCATCTATATTCACACCATGTGAAAAATATTCACATTTTGGATGATCAAAATAATCAACTAAAAATCTAGCAGGCATTAAAGATATAAGTGAACCTTCAATTGCTTGTAAATTTTCTTTATATACGTGAGAATCTTTACCATAATGATATGCGTGATGATCATGTAATTGATAAATATAAGGAATATTTCTTTTTGATAGTTCTAGGGCTAAATTAGCAACATGACAATGAACTATATCATATTCATTTGGTTCAATAACTCCAGACATTTTAATATCAACTTCATGTCCTAATTTATCTAAATTATTAGTAAATTCCCATACTATTTTTTCAATAGCACCCCAAGCTGGAGGGGGAATAGGAATACCACATCCTGGGTCTATTTGGCATATTTTCATTCGGTAGCGTATATTTCGGGACTATTTTCATCAATTCCTTTAAATTCTTGTTCAATAATACTAAACCCCGGGAGGTGTTTTGTGTATATTTTTTCAGCAGTACCTACTTTTAATTGAGCAATATTGCATACCCACATATCAAAAGCATCCCACAAAGTTGTTTTTATTTTATCTTGAATATAATTTATTTTTTCATTATTAATTAAATAAGACTGAGCAGGGATAAAGGGAGTTACATTTGTATAAATGTCTTCAATTTTAGGTCCATTTAAATTACGATTATTAAATGGATTACCAAATCCAATTATATCTTGGTTTTGTTCTTTAGATATTTTACTAAAGCGAATTAAAGAATCATATAATTCTTGATAATCAGAATCTATAATTACATCTCCTTCAAATATTAATATATAATCATAATCTTTATTGTCATCTGCTAAAATAGCATTTGTATGAGCTAAATAACAACCATAATGACCCGGTGCTAATTTATAATATCCAGGCTTATCTTGAACATCTTGGGGTCGAGCACAAGTATCACTAGGAGGTAATTCTGTCCATATTTTATTTACTCTTTGTTCGTATTTGATACCTGTTTTATTGCAAAAATCTTTAATATTTTCTACTGATCTAATTTCCTTTAGATTAGAATCAGGTTCAGTAACTAAATGCATTAGTTTAATCTTTGTATTTAAGTTTTTTATTTCTAAATTACCATTAAATTCAAGATTTTTTACTTGAATAGTAGATATTTTAAGAATTTTATGATAATTACTAATTTTAAATTCTACTTCCATTCCTTCTTCGTATGGGAGAACTTTATAATAATCTATTTTACTTTCTACATTTAATTCATCAAAAAATACTTCATTTTTATCTTTATCATGTACTGTAATTTGGATAAGTCTTGATTCTTTACTATTAGAAATTCTAATATAAGGAGCAAACGTATTTGGAATATTAGTAGGTAAAACTGTAAAATATTCTACTTGAGAAAAATCGTGGTGGTTAAAGGTTTCTAAACTTTTTTGATTAAATATTTCAATATCTTCAAAATAAATTTGGTCTGCACTTCTTTTAAATATATGATACCACATATTTTCAAGTCCATTACTTTCACTTCCTAATTGAAAACGTAAATATTCATATTCCTCAGCATTAAATACTTGGCGAACGTGATCTAAAAAGAAATCTGAGGTGGAAGCATAAAAATAAGTATGCAAAGCATCACCTTCAGAAGCTTTATACTTACCAAAGTATGCTTTTTTAGTATCTAATATTTTAGATATTTTATCAATATGATGTTGGGATTGTATTGTGTAATCAAAATTAATAAAGAATAATTTTTTATATCCTAAACTTTTTGCTAAGGCCGCGCCGTTTACATAATTAGAATGAACACTAGGTCCATGATAAACATCATTATCGTTTCCTCTTAAATTAATATGGACTTTATGATCTGGATGGTCTGACCAGTAATTACAATAGTAAGTATGTTTTGTTAAAATATTGTTATTATCAACAACAACATAATCTGCTTTAGATTCGATTTCAAAAGGAACAGGAATATGAGATGTTACTAATACTTTTGTTCCTCGAGCATGTATTGAATCTATTGTTTTTAATGTAGTTTCAATTATAGCATCACTTATAGGGAATGTAGATAAAATAAATATTTCTTCATTTAGATTTGATTCTTTAATACCTAATTTTTCAGCAATTCTATCACAATTAGTTTTAAAATCATCAAATTTTAAATAATCAATAGTTTCAAATTTATCAAAATAATCTAAATAAACTGGGAGGTTATAAATTAAAGTTGGGATTTGATATGAAATTGCCTCACGAATAACTAAAGGCATTGTTTCTTTATCATTATCATGTCCCCGAGAAGTAAATAAAAATAAATCCATAGATTGATAAAAAGCATCTACATCTGAGCGTTCGTTCCACCAAGTTAAATTTAAGGGTTGATCTTTAGTTAATGGTTCCCAATACCATTTAAAATTTTCTGCTCTATTTCCTAAACTGTGAAATTCAATATCTGGGAATTGTTTAGCATATTCAAAAAATTCAGCTTGGTTTTTACGAGAAGTATATAAACCAACATGCAAAACATGTTTTTTATTAGGGTCTAATCCTAATTTAGTTAATGATTCTTCTCGATTTGGACGTTCAGTATATTCAATTGGGTATTCTACTAATATTTTAGGAATATCTAAATCTTTATATTGTTGAATTTGCCAATCCGAAACAAACATAAATTTATCAGGGAAAAATAATTTATTATTTGTATCAAATGAAGAATCATGTGATGTTTCTACAATGGAATAATTTCTATTTTGGGTGTATATTTGGTGGGTAATTTCATCATCCATGAAGAATTCGGGTATTTCCTCTAAATGTATTATATCCGGTTGAATGCGGTGTATAATGTTAATTAATTCATGTTTATTATTACCTAATGTAAAAAATTTATCAGAATCAATTAAATTTACTATTTTATTTCTAGTAACTACTAAAACCCCTCCAGTACAATCAACCCATTCTACAAGATAAATATCATATATATCTTTAAGTAATTCTATTTTTTTAGTTAAATATTGAGGAAGTCCACCTGTTGATAAATGAGGAGCAATAAATAACAATTTTGTCATAACATTTTATTTTTTATAAATATAAATAAAATTATTTAAATTACCAAGATATTATAGTTTTTTATTAAATAATTAGCCTGGTCGGTATACATTAAGAGTCCAACTTACTTTTGATGCGGAGTTTGCAGAATTTGAATCCTGTATGTTAAACCCTACAAAAAATTGAATCTCACAAGCATTAAAAGCTGAGGATAGAGTAATACTATCACTAAAACATTGGTATTGACTAGTAATTTCCTCACATCCATATTCGGCTGTAGTATAAGCTGAACTTCCACTAAATAAAGCAGTAGTCAAAAATTTACCATTTGTATCTACCCCATTATTACAATCATAATAACCTAAAATATAACCTAAACCAGTATTTGACTTATTATCTTTTGCTGAATTCCCACATAGTGTTATTATATCTCCACTTTGTAAATTGAAAGGATTTGTGATTAAGACATTCATATTAATTGGACAAATTTTTATTGATTCTGTCATCAAATCTACTCCTATTAAATCCCAATCACAACCAGACCAACCACATTTATCATCCCCATAATAATAATTACTACTACCTAAAGTATAGTCTTGTGTAAAAGCATGAGAATGAGAGGCAATAACCCAATATTCATCACCACTTGTTCCTGAAGTTCCACTGTTACCTGCATTTCCACTTGATCCTGCAGTGCCGCTTGATCCTGATGTTCCTCCATTACCGGAGGTTCCTGATAGTCCTGAATTAGCTGGATTTCCTGAAATACCATTTGACCCCATTGTACCTGAAGAACCTGAAGAACCTGAAGAACCTGAAGAACCTGAAGAACCGCTTAAAGCACTTGCTCCCAATAAACCAGTAATACCTGAGGAACCTGAAGACCCATTTGAACCTGATGTTCGACTTAATCCTGAGGAGCCTATATTACCACTTGTACCGTTTGAACCTGAAGTTCCACTTGATCCTGATGTTTGGCTTGATCCTGATGTACCTGCGTTTCCTGAAGATCCAAGGTTACCACTTGTAC